AAAAATAAAAAACTAAACCTTTTTCGAGGGAACGACAAGGAGTTTGACTACTCTAAAATCCCTTTTGACATCCCTGCGCTAGATAGATTAACGGCTGGCGGTATTGCCAAAAAGCGTTTAACTCTTATATATGGGCCAACTAATGTAGGTAAATCGTACCTAGCGTCTCAAATCTGTGCTAATGTACTAAACGCTGGGGGTAAAGCAGCTTGGATTGATACAGAACTATCGTGGGACTCTGCTTGGATGGAACGATGTGGTATAGACACGACCAAGATAATCGTAGGGCAGCCTGAAAGCGGTGAGGAAGCACTAGAAGCTGTACGTACCTTGCTAGACGCATCCTTTGATGTTGTGGTTCTTGATAGTATTGCGGGGTTAGTACCTCACAAGAACCTTGATGAGGACTTTTCTTTCAACCCTATGGCTTGGCAAGCCCGTTTCGTAAACTCGTCTTTACCTAAGATTCTCCCCAGCCTCTCTAACGGTGGCGCTTTAGTAGCTATAAACCAAGTACGTAGCAGTATTGGCCCAGTTGCCTTAGATAACATGCCCGGAGGACTGGCACAATCATTCTTCGCACACGCCTTATTACAGGTACGCCGCAAAGGTTGGATAGAAGATAACGGTTCTAAGGTAGGTTTTGATATGGAAGTACGCCTACGTAAGACTAAAATCGGGGGAGAGAACTGGAGTTCCGCCCTTGTTCCTTTCAGGGTTGATGGTGGGATTGATATTCTTGAGAGTTACATCCGAGAAGCAATAGGTAAAAAACTTATCACCCAAGCAGGGCCTTGGTATACATATAAGGAACAGAAGTATATGGGCTTGAATGGAATAAAGAAAATCTTTTTAGAAGATGCAGCCTTACAGGAAGAGCTTAAAGTAAGTGTTACCTAGAGACCATACATCCCAAGAAAACATCATTGAAGGATACCTTTCAGAATGGGGGCTAAGGTATGAGATGCAAGCGTCGTTCCCCCCATACACGGTTGATTTTCTCATCCCTGAGTTGAATATGGTTATTGAAGCTGATGGGGTATACGGACATTTACAAACTAAAGACCGCATTAGAGACCGTAAACTGATAGAGACAGGTGAAATATTAATTGTTTTGCATTGTAAAGAAACAACGAAAGGTAAAATAAAGGATTTTTTATGGCAGGAATTAAACAAATTGGAAAAGCCAAAGCAGTAGCGAAAAATAAAACTCCGAGAAAGGTGGCAGTTAGAACTGTTAATCAAGATAAGGAGTTTCTAAACCTACTCAATGAACATCTAAAAGGTAAAATGTCTCCTCATAGAGGTCAAGTATTTTACCCTTCAGCATTAGGTAGCACCTGTAACAAATATCTTTACGCATCATTCAATGGCTTATTGCCGTGGGAAGATTTAGACCCAAGAATAAAACGTATTTTTGACGTAGGGGCTTCCCTAGAAGACCGTATGGATAAGTACTTCACCAAAATGGGTATTGTTAAGGCACGGGAAATGTCTCTAAAGATGGACTCTCCCCCTATTAGTGGTCGGCTAGACTTCCTTATCTACCACCCTACACGTGGGGAGGTAGTGCTAGAGCTAAAGTCGATTAACGATAGAGGGTTTAAAGAGCTAAAGAGTTCCCCAAAGCACGACCACTTTATACAGTTGCAAATTTATCTAAACATGTTGGATAAAGATTATGGTATTGTTTTATACGAAAATAAAAATGACCAAAACTTAAAAGCGTTTAAGGTAGATCGTGATGTAGGAGTATGGAATACACTACTGGAACGTTGTTTTGCTATTATGGGAATGAGTGCCTTACCGGAAAAGTGTACCGGGGACACATGGTGTAAATGTAAAGGGGTGACGAGTGGTTAATTATAAAGGTGGAGTCCCACAAGACGAAAATCAATCATGGACTCCAATGAAAGCATTAGGTACTGTACGAAGGAAGCTGTCTTCTGATCTACAGGTATCCTCTTTTGATGTAGATATTTCTGGATTACCTAAGCTGCCCTTAGGCGACTATGCTAATGTTTCTAATGACGGTTTAGAGAGTTACTTAGCTATGTTTGGTGGGTACACTAGCTACCTAGAAGCAGAAGTTGCAAAGCTGGATAGTACGCTTTCCGCACTACAAGCAGCTTTTGACGACGGATTAGCTAAGGCTACACATAAGATTGCTACGGAAAGAGAAGAATCTGGCAAGAAAAAGCCGACACGAGAAGAGTTGCGGGGAGAAGCCTTGAATCGGTACACGCAACTATGGGAGTTACGTAAAGAGGTTATCGAGACAGATGCTGCCCTGAGGCAGTTAAGCGGCACTCTTAAAGCTTACGACAAGGCTTATGCGTCAGTATCTCGTGTGGTCGGATTAAGGACAATGGGGGAACGTCAACGATGAACTACTTAGGCTTAGATTGTTCATCGAAAGCAGTTCATGGGGTTGTAATAAATGAAGAAGAAGAAATAGTAGCTAAGTTAAAATTTCAGTCTACTCCTAAAGACCCATTTGATTCTAGGTTATACCAAATATTCGATAACTTTAGCGTATACTTGAACCGCAAAGCAGAGTATAATATAGATACATCTGCAATTGAAGCGGCAATTTATATTCAAAATGCCCGTACCACAATGGAAATTTCAGGTGTTGTTAGCGTTGCTAAATACATGCTGCACACTAAAGGGATTGACTGTGTTCCTGTTGATAACAGGAGTTGGAAAAAACAAATTTTAGGTAAAGGTAACGCAGGTAAACCTGACATTAAAAAATACGCTGTAGAGAAATGGGGAGATGTATTCCCTGAACAAGATTATGCTGATGCCGCTTGTATAGCGTTATGGGCAAAAAGAAGAGGAGAAGAGAATGCCTAGGTTAGAGAAAGTTGTTAAGCGCCCTACATTTTACATGAGTAAAGGTAAAGAAGAAGAGGTGGTAGAGTACGAAGATAAATTCCCAGAGGGAACAACTTTAGAGGATTTAAAAGAGCAACAGGGCGTTGTAGTTTGGTGTAAGTATTTTGAATGTACAAACAATAAGAAATTTGATAACACCCAACGAACAACAGGGACGTTACGAAAGAACAGTAGTTTTAAACCTATTGGTGTAAAAGACAATGTTTGGCAGGGAGTATGTACAAGAGATGAAATTGGCATTGACTTTAACACGTATTTCTCTGCGGGGGCTAAGTTTAAGGTTCCTTCTTGCTTTAATGCTGCATCCAACAAGACAGGGTACACAGATTTTAGTAAACTTCTCCAACCAGACGGAAGTCCTTATGGTGGCAACGTTGAGTCTCAGTCATATGAATACGATAATAGCCCATACGAGGATTAATAATGCCTAGGATAATTTCACCTGAAGTCCGTTTAGAAGCAATGAGATTATATGTTGCCGGTGAATCTTCAGCTAAACAAATTACTGAGAAAATCTCCGATCAATTTGGGGTTAACATTACTATTTCTACCGTTTACTCGTGGTCAAAGAAATTTAACTGGGATGAGAAACGTATACAATTACAAGGCAATGCTTCTGTTGCAGTTATGGAATCGGAAAGCCAACGGTTCGGTAGGTTACAATCCGAACATCTTAACCTATATGAAAAAATCAGACATAAAGCGGCTGACGATTTAGAGGGTTTAGAGTTCCATGATGCAGGAGTTGCTGCTCGTACCATTGATATGGGTATTCAAGGCGAACGGGAAACAATGAAGGGTTTGATTAATATTCAATTTGTTCAAGATATTTTAAACGTATTAGTTGAGGAGATTTCTGACCCTGACACCATTGCTAGAATCTCAGGACGGTTCCAAGGTATCATCCAACAGACTGGTTCTAACACGTAATGCCCTTACCTAAAAAAGATGAAATTATTACAGTTGCAGATGCGTTAGCTAAATTATCGGAAGGTTTGACTGCACAGCAAAAAATTAACATAGGCAGCTTCCATGAATTTATTGTTAATATCTGGTCTAAGAGTTTTGAGAGACCAGAGCTATTTGACACATGGCACGTTGGGGTCATTGCTGAGGATGCAGAGAGGGCAGTAAATGAGCGAATGAATTATGTTGCCATACTTCCACGCTTTCATTTTAAAAGCACCCTACTTGGACACGCTTTCAGTGTTTGGCGACTACTAACGTCTAAACGTGATACATCTATTCTATATCTTTCCTACAGTGACACGATGGCTCGTTATCATATCTCCGAAATTAACAAAACAGTTCAGAGAAATCCTATCCTAATGGATATGTTACAGGCAAAAAACACTCGTGCTGAATTTCAATTTAGATATACATTAAATGGTAAACCTGTTGAAATCCTACATGGAGGGTTATTTTCTTTTAAGAGAGGTATGCACGTAAATGGCGCACTCATAGCTGACGACATTCTAAGAGACCCAGAAAACCCCCTGCAATTGGGGGAGATGAACAAAATTGAAGATCACTTCATGACGGAAACTATGTTTATACCAAACCAAGAGGCTCCTGTAATTGTTCTAGGAACCCCTATGCTTCCAGATGATATATTAGCTAAACTTCAAAGGGATGAAAGGTTTATATCCCGTGTGCTTCCCGCCCTTGACCCGACCCCGACTCGCCATGTACTTATGCCTGATCTGTATTCTGAGGAATGGTTACTAGCCCAACAAAAAGCTCGACCAAAATCATTCGCTTCAGAGTTTCTCCTGCAACCATCCTTCCAAACAGAGTCTTATTTTAATCGAGAAGACATTACAAAGTGTGAAGATGAAACTTTACGAGAATTTAGTGCCTACAAAAAATATGACAAACAACCTAACGAACAATTATTTGCAGGATTTGATGTAGGTAAAAAGCGTCACCCATCACACCTAGTAATTTTCAGTCGTGTCGGAGATACCCTTAAGCAGCTTAATCAGACATGGTTAGACGGGTGGCCTTATTCGGATCAAATAGAGTTTTTGAATGAAGTAGCGCAAAACTTTCAGCTAGAAAAAGGGTATATTGATAATACAAGGGGAGAATTAGAAGATCGTGGTTTAGAGCAAGTTTGGCACCCAATGTCGTTTACTTCTAAGAGTAAACATACTATGTCACAAGTCATGGAGCAATATGTCCATGGTGACAAATTAAGACTGTTAAAAGATGAACGGCAAACACAACAGATTATTTCTGTAAACAATGATTTGAAAGCACCTGTGACACCTATGGGTCACGGCGATGCCTTCTTTTCTATTGCTATGGCTACTCTTGCTGCTTGGGAAACAACAATTTTCAAGTACCAAACTTTAGGAAGCACCTCCGATTGGATTGAGGCGGTAGCACCCGGAGAGACTCCTGAAGGTAGGGCTGGGCAAGACGGTATTGATAAAGATGTTGCAAAAAGTTTGGATAAGATGCTAAACTTTAAAAGCGTCAATCCCATAGAGAAAAGTGAAGATCATCTAAAGGGAGCGGGTGGATGCTCCGAAGGGGTATGTCAGCCAAGTTTTTGGGTAATGGAACGTAAATTATGTTTATACTGTGGATATAGAGGGTAGGAAAAAATGACAACAATTGCATCACTGACAGACACTATCGGAGCCATTCCTATTACGTTGAGTTCACAGGCTGAGGTAGTCGCCAAGAAAAGGTACTTTCTAAAGAACGATTCTAATGAAGTAGTGGAAGATGCCCCTGCAATGTTTCGTCGGGTTGCTGATGCGATAGCCTCTGTTGAAAAGCAATATGGCAAATTAGATATTGATGTTTCTCTTACTTCTAATGAGTTTTATACCATCATGTCTAACTTAGATTTCGTCCCAAATTCTCCCACCTTAATGAATGCTGGAACTAAACAAGGCACCCTATCCGCCTGTTTCGTTCTTCCTCTTGAAGATAGCATGGAAGGAATCATGAAGGCTGCCCACGATACAGCTATGGTTCAAAAATTTGGTGGTGGCACTGGGTTCGCCTTGTCTAATCTACGCCCAAAAGGGGACAGGATTAAAACAACGCACGGCATCTCATGTGGGCCGATTGAAGTGCTTAAAACCCTGTCAAGGGTGTCGTCTATGATTACACAAGGTGGGAAACGTGACGGTGCTAACATGGCGGTAATGGACATCCACCACCCAGATATCTTAGAGTTTATTAACTGTAAAGCGGTTGAGGGGGAAATTCATAACTTCAATATCTCTGTTGGCGTAACAGATGATTTTATGAAGGCGGTCAAGGCGGGAACTAACTACCCACTAATTAACCCCCGAACGAAAGAAATCGTAGAGGAACTTGATGCCCGTGACGTATTTAGCAAAATTGTATATGGGGCTTGGAGGAACGGGGAGCCGGGAATGATTTTCCTAGACGCAGTAAATCGTGACAATCACGTATCAGATACGTATGGTAGAATGATTGCAACTAACCCTTGCGGGGAACAACCACTTCTTGGAAACGAATCTTGCAATTTAGGTTCTATTAATGTTGCCAATTTCTTTACAGAAACGCAATTTTCGGACTCATCAGAACCTTCGTTAAATTGGAGGGAGAGCCTTGACTGGTCAGAACTAGGAAAGGTTGTCAAGATAGCTACACGTTTTTTAGATAACGTAATTGACGCAAATTACTATGCTACCCCTGAAATAGAAGCTATGACTAAAGCTACTCGAAAAATAGGTTTAGGGGTGATGGGATTCGCTGACTTATTAATCCGCTTACGTATTGGGTATGATACAGAATCGGGTCGGCATGTAGGCAAAACTATTATGGGATTCATACGTGATGTTGCTGATAAGGAATCTGAAAAAATAGCTGAAGAGCGTGGTGCATTCCCTGCATGGGACACCAGTGATTACGCTGAATCCGGTCAGAAGATCAGGAACGCCTGTCGCTTAACGGTGGCTCCAACGGGGACAATTTCCATGCTGGCAGACACTTCTAGTGGTGTAGAACCAACATTTGCCTTAGCGTGGAAGAAGATGAATATCCTAGAAGGCGAAACGCTTTACTACGTAAATAAATATTTCCAGAGGGATGCAGAGAAGTACAGTTTTTATTCTGACTCTTTAATGGATCATATCTCTAACGGGGGGTCTATAAAAGATAGGTCAGATGTACCGGGCTGGGTTAAAGAAGTGTATACAACTGCTATGGATATTTCCCCGGAAGCCCATGTTGGTATGCAAGCAGCCTTCCAAGATGCGTGTGATTCAGGTATTTCTAAAACGATTAACTTTGCCAATGACGCAACGCTAGAAGATGTGTACACTGCGTATATGTTAGCGTGGGAAAGTGCCTGTAAAGGGATAACGGTATACAGGTCTGGTAGTCGAGATAAAGAAGTTCTAGTGAAAGCAGACTCAGACTCCCAACCAGTTCTTCAAGGCTTTGAAGCAACGTATGATGAGTTAGAGGAAGCTTGCTGCGATAATGCGTTTTTAATTGAAGAAAGCGGATGCGTAACGTGCAAGTCTTGTGGTTGGAGTAAGTGCCATATAGCGTAAATTTTAGTTTCGGTAGTATAATAGATAAGCAGAGTAAGGAGAACAGCAATGACGTTAGGTAATATTCTTAGGGAACGTGACGATCAGTATGTCGCTAACAGAGACCAGTCGGGTACTTGGCGAATTTTAGATACATGGCATGATGATTTAAAAAATATCGGGCCTGATGATGAGATTCCTGATAAAACAGATGCGGTGGTAATTCTATCTGAAGGAGCGTTTATATCCCTGATGAAAGAAGCGGGGCGTTCTGGTCTCCTAGACAATGCCTCCGGCTCTTTAGAGTCTAACATGGGGGCACCTGAAGAGTTTAACGATATGACCGAACAGTATAATGAAGCAGTAGCAAAAATACATACCTTGGAACGTGTTATTACAGATCAGAAAGAGCAATTATCTGACAATAAAATTTCATATTCTGAGCATTCCCACATTAAAGAAAAAGCTATGGATACTGTTCTTAAATTAGCTGGGATGGATACGTTGGTTTCGCAACGGTTTAACGACTTGGGTAAGGAATAATTTATGAAGTTGTCTGAATATATGCCCGAAATGCCCGGAATGGCGCAACAAATGCTTGACATGAATGAGGGACTAAACTTCATTCAGTTAATGAAGCAACAGGGGCAGCAAGGAGATAAAGCCGCTTCACCCTCCATCGGGCTTGACCATATTGTAAACACTTGGGTTCGCCATCAGATGGCGTACAGGCAACAGCTTGTACAAGACTTACAGACGATTGCATTTTCAGTTGCTGAGATACGAACCGTATTAGGTCACATTACGGGAGAGGTTTTCAGGCGGGGCATAGAAGTCCACCCTAAAAAAGCAGGGGCAGACAGGGAGCAATTAAGCGCTTTCAATGAGTTCCTAACAGACGCTAACGTTTTCGATCAGAGCTTAGAAGCTGTTCTTAGACAATTCCATAATGATATCAATACAGTAGATGATGGATTTTTGTATTTAGTAAAAGAGTATTACGATGACGGGGCGCACGGTATAAAATCTAAAGTAAAAGAGATACGTCGATTAAACCCAGCACTTGTCGAGTTTGATCTTGACGCAGCAGGACTCCCTAAAAACGCTCACTTTATATGCCCTATGGATAGAGGCGACGTTGAAGATGTCCCCGGAAAATCTAAGAAGGGGTACGACCGTGTTCCTGCTATGTATAAGTACTACCACCGTAACCAACATATCTATCTAAGAGACACAGAAATTATTCATGTTTCCAAGTTCTCGCCTTCTGAAACTTATGGATGGTCTCCGATTCTTACGGTCTTTGAAAAGGCTCTTACGCTAATTGGAATGGATAAGAATATATATCGGTACTTCTTTGAGCGTAAGATGCCAGCGTCAATGCTTATGGTTACAACTGATGACCCTGAAAGCTTACGTAAGGAACGAGAGCATATTGCTGCCCAAACTAGGTTAGACCCTAACTACATCCCTATGGTTGCGGTCTCTAGTCGTAACCAACGAGGTAGAGTGGACATGGTACGCCTGTTCCACACATTGCAAGAAATGGATTACCTTCCTGTCAAGGAAGAGATTCGTGAACGTGTTGGAGCGGTATGGGGCGTAACCCCTGCATGGCAAGGCGCACCAGAAGCGTTCGGTGGCCTATCCACTCAGACTCAACAGTTAGTTGTTATGAGTCGTGTAGTTGAATCTGACCAAAGATTATTCCACGAAAAAGTGTTCCCTAAGATTTTGAAAGCCTTTGGGATAACAGATTTTGAATTATTGTTACCAACACCTGAGGAAAAAGCTGAAGCTACCCGAATTAGTTTTGCACAACAACGGGTAGGTATTGCGAGCCAGTTAGCTCAACTAGGATTTGAAATTAAACTAAAAGAAGATAACATTGGTTTAGAAGAAGCAGAATTCATTGTTACTGGCGAAATGGCTAAGACCGTTCAAATGCAAGCTCAAGGACAAGAGTTGCAGCTTGAACAACAAATACAAGAAGCCGAACAAGCTCAACAAGGTGGCGAAGGCGGGGAAGGCGGGGAAGAGGGCGGAGAAGCGTTACCTGATATCCAAGCCATGGAGAAATCTATCCCAGCATCAGAGCGTAAGTTCAAAGGACGCACCGGCGGACGTACCCCAGACTGGCAAGATAAAGCCCCTAACGAAGAGCGTGATATAGACGAATGGGCAGATAAACGCAAAGAAAAAGCAGAGGATAGGTCTTGGGGTTTTGAGGTAAGTAAGACATGGATGCAATCTTTAAATGAACAGGGCTTCTCTGCTCCTACTATTAGAGAGGTCTCCCCAGATGGGTCGCAGATGTGGTTCATTGAGAAAGGGGTAGATTATGTAGCTAACTTATCCCCTAAGGGACTAGGTGAGATAAAGAAAGCAACCTTTATAGTTCCTTTCCCAAACAAGTCCCCAACTAATCCTAGCGTTAGCTATGACCCTTCTGGCGGCAACCAACGTAATAAAGATGATGAAGACGATGAGGATGACTAATGCCTGTACGCCAAGTAGGTAGCAACTCCCTTTCCAGCTTATTAGATTTTGTAATTCTAGAAAAAGCCCCGTCAGGGTTTAAACCTTTGACCGGTCTTCTTGGTGGTGGGGGAGGTAACGAGGAGGAACTTGAGCCAGTCCCAGAAGGGCAGCGAGTTTATGTAGATAGTAAAGAAGATGCCCCTAAAGGTGTAGATGTTATTACAGGTAAAGAAGAGGGGCTTTACTATGACATGAACCAACTAAATGAAGAAGATCATGGCGATGAGATTACAGAGGTGTTTAATAATTTACTAGATGAACTAACGGAAGCGCAATCAGATGAAGCGGTTCAACAGAGAGCTAGAGAGAATGAAAAGAAAGAACAGAGACTTGATGAGATAAAAGAAAACTTCAAGCAACAGCATCCTAAAGCTGAGAAACTTTTAAAGCTAGAAGAAGCGATGGGCGCACGTTACGACGCTCTGATGGCCCCAATTCTCAACTTGGACACAACCGCAGCAGAAATAGACGAGTTGTTCAATAACATTGACACAGATAAAAAATATAACGACCTTATTGAAGAGAAGGTTGTCTTAACTCATAAAATATCTACAGACACTGATGAAAAAATAGAAAAAGATGAGGAGTATCAAAAGCTTAAGTCTGAAATAGAAGAAGGAAAATATGATTCTACGGTGAGGGAAATAGAAAGTAAGCTAGGCAATGCTTTAATTCATTCTTTTAAAAATGGCTTCCAGTTAGATGACATGACTTTCGACATAGACTCTGACTTAAAATATGATGACAACCCTGCACGTTGGGCAGAGCATATAAATAAGAAGGTCGAAAAGGAAATCATAAAAGATATGAAAAAACAAATGTCTTCTGAGCGGGGAAGAAAGATGCTAGAAGATGCTGTACCAAACTATAAAGAGTTTACAGGTGACGAGAAAATGCAATTACAGTTGGCTGTTCATTATTTTCTAGGTGCGGAAAAGTCGGTAAAGAAGAGGGGGGAAGAAAAAACAAGAAAAATTTTGGGTGATCAAGGTATCAAGAGAGCAACGCATGTGGCGCAAATTAGACAATTTCACGATGCGAATTCATTAGGGATGTATCAAGGGGAATCCAATACGTTCATAGCTTCCCCAAATATTTGGAAAAAGATGTCTAAACTAGACGGTTCAGGGATTCTGCCTACTGAAATGAAAGAGGCGATAAAAACTATGGTTCACGAATCGTTACACTCTATCGGGGGGAATGGCATGAAGCATGATGGAGAAGGTTCGGTAAGAAGTAATACCGCATCGAACTACATAGATGGCAAAAGAATAGGGTTAGCAGATGCGGGGATTCCTGCCCAACAAGCGTTTGATAATCTTCATAAGTTCATGGAAGAAGGCCCAGTTGAATTGTTATCTCAGAGTATTCTTGGTAGAAAATATTCTAAAGATTTAGTTGGTAGAGATGTTTTTACCGATAAAGCCTTTACTGAAGGAGCGGGAAGTATAGAGAATCATGCAAGTATATCGTATAAACAGGTTACTCCCCATCTCGCACGATGGGCATTAGCTTATAGTGGGGGGAGTCCCACAAAAGCTAGGGCTTTGTTAGGGAAAATGAGAGAAGTGGGAGCGGGTAAAGGTAGCGTAGATGCTCAAGGTAAACCAAGTCAGTCTGGAGTTGTAGAGAACCAACGATTAACGAATAACTACACGGCAAGTTTTGGGCAGTATCTAAAGGATTATGCCAACAAAGAATGGAGTCCCGACGCATCAAACGCTGGGGTAGGCTTTGATATTGCAAATAATTTGGACGCATCGCAGCTAGGTAGAGGGTTGTCTGAGGGGCAAGATTTGAAATACGGCGACAATCGAATCCCTAACATATCTTTACGTCCTGAAATTAGGAATCAAGAACCCATTTTTGATGGTGGCGGAAACATAACACAAGCTGGACATTTAGAGTTAATGCATCTAATTTATGGAAAAGGATAAATAAATGCCTAAAGCAGACAAAAAACAATTAATCGCTGCGTATACTATGCATAAATTACGCAAATTATATTTTGAGGGCGACCCGAATTTTTATTCATATTACGAACTAGAATCCGATAAATTAGATACGGGGCAAAAACGTCAAGTAATGGAAATGATGACGCACCCTGAGATGACACAGAATGATAAACCTTTAAAAAAAGAAGCTGGTGGAGGCGGTGACGGTGGAGGCGGTGGGGGATTTGGCGGGGACGCTAGTGCAGGAACCGTATTCACATCAACTAACTCTGGAATATTTACACCGACGTATGGGAGAAATTCCAAACGGAAGAAATCTCAAAGCAGCGCAAACTACCGCACCCAAGTTGCCCGTAACAAGAAAAAGAAGAAAACCGGAGTGGAACGTCTAGGGGCATGGCTTAGAGATTACTCTCCAGAACGAAAAAGTATATCAAAGGGAACCCCTACAGAATTTGCCACCGACTTACTCAGAGAGGTCTCTAAAGAATATTGGGGTAACGCTAACACAGCTAAAGTAAAAGACCCTAAACTACGCAACAAAATAGATACCAAACTTCCTGAGAATGAATCTGTGACTAATTATCGTCCAAAGATTTTAGACTGGAAGAAGAAGGATAATGATAACGCAGGGGCTTTACCTTACGCAAAAGCTTTAGATACTGAATCTTCTGGCGAAGAAGGTAAGATTAATCAGGAACAAGCAGGGTTTCGTGAGGCTACCCCCTTCGAGGAGAGCCAAGAAGTCCAGTGTAAGTCTTGTATCTTCTTTAAAGAAGATGACAATGAATGTCAATTAGTTACTGGATATATAGAAGAAGATACATGGTGTAATTTATATAACTCAGAAAACAAACCAAAGCCAGAAGAAAATCAAATGGTTGAAGGGGAAGATATTCAAAAAGCTAGAGACCTAGAAGATTACTTTTCAAATAAATATCCTATGCAATCAGACAAATTGAAGCGTAGAATTATACGTGAAGCTGTATTTCCTAGAGAATGTGCTTCTTGTAAGTGTTCTGAATGGAAAGGGTCGGTTGTACCATTAGAATTGAATCATATAAACGGCGACCACGGGGATAACGCCAAGCGGAACCTAGAGTTAATATGCCCCAACTGCCACGCTCTAACGCCACATTACAGGGTTAAGAAACCCGGATCAAAATCGGCGATAGATTTGCATGGTGGAGCGCCTAAAGGAGACCCACGTAGAGATAAATCATTAGATAAAGATTTACGTAAAGAGGCGGATACAGGGGAAAACCCTGAGATATGGGGGACTCCCACAAAACACCATACAGATGTATTACATAGGAAATATAAGATTCTAGTTAAGGAACCCGATAGTTACCTAGATTCATTATCTGCGCCTCCAGACAATGCGTTAGAAATTAAAACTATTAAGCATTATCAAAAGGATGCGTCTAAAGCGGAAAAAGATATAAACGCAGAAGATAAAGATAATGTTAAACCTTTCTTAGATTATCTAAAAAAGAATAAGTTATCCATTGATGAGAACTATTTAACTAATTTAAACAAAGATGTAAACAGAATTGTCCATCATGTGAAGTTTAAATTCAATCGCCCTAGACCAGCACAAGTTAGCGACATTGAAGCCACTCCTAATGAAGGAGGCTACTCCCCGTCTTATCCAAGTGGTCATGCTGTTCAAGCAACAGTTATGGCAGGTGTTCTATCTAAAATTTACCCCGAACATTCTAAGAGCTTTTCTAAGATATCGGATAAAATTGGGCTGAATAGAATCAGGGCAGGGTTGCATTACCCCAGCGATAATCGAGCGGGTCAAGCGTTAGGGATGGAGATTCTAGAAGATGTGCCTAGCGTTGATAGCGAACAGCATCTAGAAAAGAGATTGAATGTAATGACTGAGGAAGAACGGGAAGTCGGTGCAACGCAACAGGTTAAGGAAACGGACTCCCTTACAGAGAGAGAACGTGACCCTAAGTTCATCGAGACAGATAATTCGGAAGATGAATCAGATGCTGTAATGGAACAGAATGAATTTATGGAACGGTTAGCATCTACGACAGCGAAACACGTAGGAGATAAAAAGGATGACTCTGATGAAAAGGCGGGCCTAATGGCGGCTGGGGCAGAGTTCGGACATGAAGTTAGGCTTTCTAAGGAATTTGAAACTATCTATAAAGAAAATGAAGACTTTAAAGAAGTAATAGATTCGTTACGTAAAAGTAAATAAAGGTAGTATAATAAAAACATATGTACGAGGAGAATACAAAGAGGATTAAGAACGTAATGATGGGAAAAATTAGACCGCAAATATTCCTAGCGATTCTTGTACTTGGAGTCTTAGCAATCTTTGGGGTAATAAATGAGATGCCAGAGATTTCCACTGGGACAATTGGTGGCATTATCGCTCTTGGAATGAAAATTCTAGAAGCTGAATAAGCTAAATAAATGTCAGATAACCCAGAGGAACAAGATAAAGAAAAAATTAACTCTACAGTAACAGATGAGGTTTTACAGGAAGGGAAAGATGTAACCCTTACAGGGCAGCAGTTGATAACACTGCTTGTATTCTTTCCTATAGTTGTTGTATGGCTAACGTTGGCGGGTAGGATTATTTGGAGCGCAACAAGTAACCCTGAAACTCTTGACAACATCGAGCCGTTACTACTTGCTCTGGCTGTGTTAAGTATCCCTGTTAGTGGGGGCTTATCGGAAATTTTGAAAGCTTATGGCTCTGGAGGAAAATAAATAATGAAACTCGTAATAAAAAATAAGAAGTTTAGGCTGCCTAGATTTCGACTACCTAAAGTACGTACTGACTTCGGCTTCCCAACAATCGACATTGCAATCCCTAAAGTGGTATCTAAGATAAGCATTGGCGGTCACTTTAAGAAAATGGCTGGTGTTTCCATAAGCATCGGCGCTCTTGTTGTTGTGGTGGCGATTGCCTTTGCTGCTGTGGGTGTAGAACAAACTAAACAGTTTCCTATGGCTGCTGAATATACCGTAGAAGCAGGGGATAAATATGTTGGGATTGGTACGGATATCAAAGGTAGTGATGCTGCTGATACCCAGACGTTGAAACTAAACATTGGTGGAGCAAGAATATCAGACATCATAATTGATGATCTGGAAGTCGGTGCAACCACAGGTATTACCCACTCACTGTCAATAACAACAGGTGGTGCTACGGTATGGATTGAGTGTGATGAGGTGTTAATAGATAACCTCACGGCTAAGTCATTGACAATTAGTAACGCTGAAATCTACAACCTAATCGTTCAGAACAACAAGGCTGATGGTAACTCGTTCAGCCCGACATTGGCGAACGGTATTGTGGATGTAACACTGAACTCAACTCGTGGGACTGTAAACATCCCAGAGATTAGTGGGTCAGATTATGACCGAATCCACATTGACGCAGCGACCAGCGCACAATGCCGAAAACTGCATATCAAGAATGTAAGTTCTTATGGCTTCCCAGTACTGATTGATCACATCAAAGCAGGAACAGTGACGATAACTAATAGTCAAATTGGTTCCGGTACGGGCATAGACACAGCGGACTTCATCATTGCAAACACTGTGAAGATTAGTGGGTCAACTCTGACAGGTAACACTGAAGTTCCAATCTCAGTCAAGTAGGCAACAATGCGAGATTATTGGAGATGGACAGCCCTTATCACCTACTTGGTGATTTGCATATACGACTTCATGGTAGTGCCTA